AAGAAATGCAAATGCAATTAGATGCTGAAAAAGCATTAAGACAGCAGCAAATAGATGCAGCTAAAACAGAACTTGAAGCACAAAAATTAGCAAGCGAAAACCAAATGACAAGCGTTAAAGCGAACGCAGAGGTCAGTAAAGCGCATCTTGATTATCAGGCAGATGTAGCAAATGCGATGGCAAAGATTATGAATGCGCATAGCAGTGTTTCAAAGCACAGTCATGAAACCGCGCGCGAATTAATGAATTTAAACCGCCCAATGGGCGAGAGGTAACGACGCACCTTAAGCGTTCCGATTTTAATCGAGTGGTTTTTATATACCTAAAAAATATGAGGAAATAATATGAGTGAAGAAATGATGCAAGAAAGTGTTAATACTGAAAGTCCGAGTGAAGCTAGTTATAGTGGCTCTGAAATATCTGAAGCGCCGAGTAGCGATATATCTACAGATGCAACAGAAGATTCAGGCTCACATGATTATGCTGCAGCTGAAGATTTAAGTAATGATTCAGAAGAAGACTTAAACAGTGATAATGCTAATTTTGCAAAAAAAAGGATTGATAGAAAAAATAAAAGACGCGATCAAGAACTTGAAGAGCTACGTTATGTAGTAAAGCAATTGGTTGAACGTGATACTCAACAGCCAGCGGTGCAAGCACAGGATGGTGGCGGGGCTTATTATGGTTCTCAGAGCATACCGCCTGAAAATTATTATCAGCAACAACAACAAATGCAACAGCAAATGCAGCAGTACGGTGCGCCTATTATTGATCCCCAAACAGGATTATATATAGCCCCGGGTACTGAGCGTTATAACGCTGTGTTGAATTATCAACAACAGCAAGCATATCAAGCTGAGCAAGAAAGATATTTGCAAGAGCGAAAAAACATTGAAAATTGGAATGATATTCAAGATAGTTTTGATGAATCAATTGAAAAAGCTGCTAGCAAATATAATGATTATGATGATGTTGTTAAGAATAATCAGAATTTAAGTAAGCCGATGCTTGAAGTTGCACAAATGCTTCCTGAGGGCGGTGAGTTTCTTTATTATTTAGCTAAAAATCCAAAAGAGATGGTAAGAATATCTCGTCTTCATCCATACAAACAACAAAAGGCGGTCGCAGCGCACGCAATGAAATTTGCAGCACGAAAAAATGTTTCAAGCGCGCCGGCACCAATTAATCATTTACAAGAAAACTCAAAAGCGCACTCGGACAATATAGCGAATATGTCATTCGATGACTTGCGCGCATATTTGAGAAATAAATAATTTAAAAAAAAGGGTATACCATGGCAGCAAACAATATCGTAGTATCTGATCTAGTCGCTAATTTAGCGTTAGCTAGATTTGAAAACATCAACAGCTTAGTTATGACAGCTAATAAAGATTATGAGGGCATGTTTTCTGGTAAAGAATATATGCCGGGCGATACAATCAATATTCGTGATAGAAACCGAGATGTTGTTACAGTAGGTCCAATCGCAAATTTTGAAGGTGTTCAAGAAAAAACTTATCCTTTAACAATTGAGCCACAGGCAGTTGTATCTAAAGCTTTCAGTATGCGTGAACTTTCTTTAGAAGTAGATCCAAAGCTTGAGCGATTTAACGAAAGATATATTGTTCCGGCTATAGACGAGCTCGCAAAATATATTAATGAACAAATTGCATTAAAAGCGTTAACTGAAATCAATTACACAGTTGGAACACCAGGCACACCGATCAACGGTTTCCCGTCTGTTCGTGCGCTTCGCTCTAAAATGTTAAAGCAAGCAATGCCCGTTACGTCGAATTCATTTTTAGCGTTAAGCATAGATAGCGCAGGTTCATTGCAAAATGGTTTAAACAATCAATTCAATGAATCTCTTAATACAGAGATCTTAAAAGAAGCGTCATTAGGTCGCTTAGCACGCTTTGAAATTTATGAAGATCAATCAATGATCTATCATACGACAGGAACATACGCAACAGCCGGCACAATCACTGTTAATGGCCCTGTAGCTTCAGGCAGTAATGTAATTAATTTCACTGGCGCAACCCCTGGTGCAACCGGCATATTTCGTCCTGGTGATACTATTACATTGAGTGGCATCAATTCTGTAAATCCAATTGGACGCGCAGATAATGGCGACTTAATGCAATTCACTGTGCAAAATGTAGCAAACGCAGACGGTGGCGGATTAGGTTCAATTACTGTTTTTCCTGAAATAATTAGCGATGTTTCTGACGTACGTAGAAATGTCAGCGCATCAATAGTCGGCGGTGAAACTATTAGTTTGCTCGGTGTGACAGTTCCAGGAACTCCTGCAACATATGTTGTCAACTTAGGTTATTGCCAAAAAGGATTGACAGTTGCTATGCCAAGAATGGAGCCAATTTACAACACGATGTCATCTGTAAAACAAGACGATAAAACCGGCCTATCTATTCGAGTATCAATGGATGGCGATCTTAAAAACGCACAAAACGCAATTCGTTTCGATGTTTTGTGGGGCGCAAGATGGTTTCACGAGTATGCAGCAAAATTGGTGGCATAAAATGATATATACACTATATAACAAGCGCGGTTTTTATAAATGCTGTGGACTCAAAGAGGCAACAGATTCAATTAATACAGGCGATTGGTTTGATAAAACAGTGTATATGAAATTTTATGATGATAATAGACGACTCCCCACAAAGGAGTCGCCTATTTCTGAACCTATCAAAGCAAAAGAGGATTTAAAGATGGCTTGTAACAAACCGATGAAAACTCGCGGTCGACCAAAAAAGAAGTGATAAATAATGCCTGACATTAGCAGAACTACAAATTTTATTATCGTTAATGCTTTTAGAGTAATAGGTGAGGTATCTCCAGACGAGACGCCGACATCAAGCATGATAAATACAGGATTAGATTTTCTAAATCTTATGCTTGATTCTATGTCAACTGAAACCGTCATGATCCCCTTCTATAAAAAATTAAATTTCGATTTAACTGCAGGTAAAGCAGAATATACAATAGCGCCCACCGGGGCAGTTGATATTCAAGCAAATAAAATAATCGAGCTTGGTCACGTTAATCTGATACAGAATGATATATCGTATCCAGTGCGAGTAACTAAACTTCATGATACAAGAGATGTTGTGCGTTATACAAAAGCAACCGGGCTGCCTGACTCAGCTACTTTAATTAATAATGAATTTTATAGCACAATTGAATTTTATCGCGTGCCTGATTTTAATTATAGTTGCGAAATATTCGCTAAATTTATGTTAGATGATATTAAACTTTTTGATGTTTTAGACGAAGTGCCAAGGCGTTATTATCAATTTTTAATTTATGGGTTAGGAAGGATATTGTCAGGTATTTATCAATCTGCCGGATGGACCCCTCAGCAAGAAAATACATACAGTGACGAACTTAAAAAAATAAAAGCTTCAGCACAAATTAATACTGCAATTTATACAGATAATATTTTTATGAATGATTCAAATCTGCAATATTCTAATTTGCCAGGAACAACATAATGTCTACAGGCAAAGCGCAAAAAATAGATGTACCTATAGTCGGTAGCTTTAGCGCTGAGCCTATCCTTAAAATTTCTGCTGAACGCTCTATTAATTGTTATGAAGTATTTTCTCCACAAGGAAAAAAGAAAAACTTTTTAGCGCCATGGCCGGGTATGAAAGCTATTCATGAATTCGCTCAAGGCGGAAATATGCGTGCAGCATTTGTCGAAGCCTCTTTGAATTTTGCTTATTTTGTGGTGGGCGATACTATTTATAGAATGGATACAGCAGAAACCGTCATCCAATTATCACCGCCTGCATTTTTAACAGCGACAGGTCATATCGGTATCGCAGAAAATAATGCCCGACAGATTGCATTTGTTGATGGACAAAAATTATTATTATGGGATGGGGCAACATTAACTGATGAAACGGCAAATTTACCAACCAATGTTTCGCCTCTTGATATAGATTATTTCGATGGTTCATTCATTATCGTAAACGGGAATACAACAACGGGAACCAATCGTTTTTATATAAGCGCCTTAAATAACGGTAAAAGTTGGTTCGCGCCGACGGGTAAATTCGCTGCTGCACAAAGGAACCCAACAATTTTAACTGCTATAAAAAAATTACAAAGCAGATTTTATTTGTTCGGAACGATTAGCGGAGAATTATGGCTTGATGCAGCCGCAAGTGTTACCGATTTTTCGTATAGACGAGATAATAACGTTTACATGGAGCATGGCGTAGCTTCTCGCTCATCTGTTGCAGAATCTCCAGATGAAGAAAAAGGAGCGCGTTTATTTTATTTATCACAAAATAAAAATGGCGTCGGTGGTGTCATGATGACAATCGGTGGCTATCCTAAAAAAGTAAGTACTCGAGAAGTTGATGAAGTTATTCAATCTTTTACAAATCCGAGTGATGCGACAGGCTTTGTAATTAAAATAAATGGGCAATTGTTTTATCAAATAAATTTTACATTAGATCAAAGAACCTTTGTCTATAACGTCGATACAAATAAGTGGCACGAATTAGAATCTCGAGACGAGGGTCGACACATTGCTAATGCACACATATTTTTTAATAAAAAGCATTATGTGGGCGCATACAACGATAGCAATTTATATATATTGAGCAACGAATATAACAATATAACATTTTTAGACACAGACCCGCTTACAGGTAAGTTGCGAGAAGAAGTTATCAAACGTACGCGTATTATGCATATGTTAAGTAGTCCTACTTACGAAAGAATCAGAATTTCAAGAATACAAGTAGATATGTTGCAAGGAGTCGGATTACCAAAAACAACTGTAGATGATCCCGATCATAGCCCTGTTATGTTTTTATCAATATCAACTGATGGTGGTCAAAGTTACCAAGGTTTTGAAAGAAGACCGATTGGAGAATCAGGACGAACACGCACACGAACAATTTGGAGAAACCTTGGCGCGCACAGAGATACTATCATTAAAGTTGAAGTTTTTAATGCCGTTCAATTTTACATTCTCGGCGCAGCAGCGTACATAACGGTGGACGACCAATGACGAGCAGAACATTATCAGTTCCTTTTTTAAATGAAGCGCCGATCTATGATGATTTGCTTCAAGAAACAAACGTGCTATCGAACTCATGGCAAACATGGTTTAACTCAATAACGCAGACGACAGGATACATTATAACGCACGATAGATTTACACCTGTGAGCCCTCCGACCCCTATTCCTGATGACGACGGAGACGAGGTAGTCTTATTAAGCGCAACACAATTAACAGAGGCGCAACGAGATAGATTAGAAAATGCGCGTAACGGTATAATTTTATATAACACAACAACGAATAGATTTAATTTCAGAGAAAATGGCGCATGGGTAACGTTTACACCAGTGGCGGCATAAACAGATTTTAGCGAAGAAAGCGGACGCAACGGGATTTTTACGGTAGTCATCGGTTTTTACAAATTCTACCGCAGTAAAAATGCTATAAAATTAGTAAAACTAGGATTAAATATGAGGTATGACAATGTTCGGTAGAAGCGGCGGTTATGATGAAGCAGAGGACTTGATACGTCAAGGAATGGGCGAGCAGAGGCAATTAGAGCAAGGCGCAGAGCGCGGCTTTGACCCTTACAGTGCCGCTGGCGCACAGGGTCTTAATATGTTTCAACAAGCACTTGCTGAAGGTCGCGATCCAATGGCGCTCCTTAATAAATATATGGCAGGCTATCGCGAATCACCAGAATTTAAAGCGCAACTTGAGGCGGGTCAAGAGCAGGCAAATAGAGCCGCTGCAGCATCAGGAATGATAGGGTCAAGCGCTGAAATGCAAAATGCAGCTGCAAGAGCACAGGCTATGCGATCTCAGGATATGCAAAATTATCTTAGTCAGGTACTCGGTCTAAGAGGCCAATATTTAGGCGGAGAGCAACGGCTTGCAGGCATGGGCTTGCGAAGTGCTGAAGATATAATGAGAGGGCGATCAGCTTTAGGGCAGCAATTGGGGCAAGGATACGGAGCGCTCGCACAATCTGAGATAGCAAAAGGCCAGCAACCAAGTTTTTTTGATCAATTAATGGGAGGCGTCGGAACAATCGGAGGAGCACTCCTAGGTGGTCCTGCAGGAGCTGCAATTGGTGGCGCAGCTGGAAATTACTTGTTTGGCGGTGGCGGTGGTGGCGGAGGCGGTCAATTTAGAGCTCCGGCAGGCTACCCACAGTTACCGAGTCCTTTCTGAGGTGATTAATTATGTATAACATTCCGATATTGCCACCAAGGCCAAGCCCATTTCAACAGCTGACAGGCGGTTTTACGCAAGGTCTAGGTATTGCAAATAAGCTTCAACAAATGGCTCAACAAAGACGTGCTCAGCAGTTCGCTGAGCAAATGCAGCCATTACAAATGCAGCAGCTGCAAGCTCAAATAGAACAAGCGCGTCAAATGGATCCATTGAGGCGCCAGCAATTAATGGCGCAGATAGAATCAATAAAATCTGAGGCAGCATTAAGACGGCGTCAACAAGAATTATTGGGTCAGAAAGGCGGCGTACAATATGGTCTTGGACCTACAGGTTTGCCATTTGCGGTGCCACAGCAAGCGACATCGTATGGCGCTAATCCAGTTGACCCAAATAATACAAGTTTATCGAAACAGCCAGTTACGCAAGATCAAAGCGCACCAGGCGCTCAAACATCATTTATTCCTTCTCAAGTTGGCGCCACCAAAAGCGGCGCATCAACTTGGTACAACCAATATACTGGCGAATCAATAAGCGCATTAACGCCGCAAGGAAGATCGCAATTACAACAACAATTACAAGCATATAAAAGAATTAAATCTATTTTGCCCGACTTAAAAAAATATGGAATGGCGGGTACGGGTGGAGCACCTTTGCCGCCATCAGTCATGCATCCATTATCATTTGTTGATCAATTTAATAATCCTGATGCTGCACCGTTTTATTCAATGAACTTAAATACGGGCAAGGAATCATTATTAAGCGCTAGAAATCTTCCGCGAAGTAACGAAGGTCTTCATACATCAGAAGGTATTATTGGAAGATTGCCGGGCGAAAAATCTGAAACATATGGGAAAAGATTAGACAAATTTGAAAATGATGAGGTCGACAAATCGATTGCAGAAATTGAAGAAAAATTAAGAATTGGCGGCACTAGAGTGCCTGCGCCACAAAAAAAAGCTTCACAAATGCAATCTCAGATGGCAGTAGGTAAAAAACGAAATATTTCAGAATTAAGCACGGAAGAGCTCAGGAGATTATATCAATGATGAATAACTCTTCTGAATTTTCACAAGAAGAAATTAGAGCGGAGCTTCAGCGACGTGGAGCAATTCCAGCAGATAGACAAGGCCAACAATTTTCACAAGAAGAAATTAGAGCAGAGCTTCAACGACGCGGAGCACTTCCAGAAGAAGGATTTATTGAAAAAGCTAAAAGTTTTTTAGGCGGTGCCGCGCATAGTTTGTTAGGACAATTAGCACCAGCACAAGAATTTTCTCAACAAGCTTTTAAACAATCCCCCGAAGCATTTGGAATGAGGGCGCCCCCACAAGTTACCGATATTCCGATTGGGCGACCAGATACGTCAGCATATAAGTTAGGGGAAATTACTGCTGAATGGGGGCCATTAGCTGTTGGCGGTGCAGGATTAGGAATAAAAGGGGCTACAGCGATCGGCAAAAGATTGTTAGGGAAAAATATTACTGCGGCTGAGGATGCTCTAACATCTGCAGGGAAAAATATTTTTTCTGATTTATATGATAATCCAAATTTTGCAACAGAATCATTAGGTAAAGAAAATCAATTGCTTGGAAAAGTATTGAGAAATAATTATTTAGAACAAAAAAATATCGGAACTAAATTATATAAAGATGCTTTAGGAGATGTTGGGGATAAAAAAATACCTTTACCATCAATTGGAAAGGCAAAGTTAAAAGAATATTCTTTTGCTAAGGATATTAGAGATGCCAGCGAAGGTTCAGTTGGTAAACAAACTAAAAATACATTAGATAAATTTCTAAATAATCCAACTGTTTCTACTGCGCATAATTTGCAATCAAGAGTAGGAACTCAAATTTCAAGATTAAGAAGAAAACCTTATGCTGAAAGAGATCCTGATTCTATTGATAATTTAGAAAAAATCAGAAATGATATAAAAAATACATTGCTAAAAAACGCAGGGCCTAAATATTCTGAAGCAACTAAACATTGGTTCGAAAACGTTGTACCCTATACAAAAGATTCTATTATTAATAAAGCTGTTGTTAAAAGACAAGTGTCACCAGGATTGGCAAGAAGATTAACAGCAGAAGAAATTGATCCTGGCGCAGGCGATTCAATCTCTACAATAGCTCGACATATGACATCAGAGCAAAAAGAAAAAGTTTTATTGCCTTATTTAAAAAATGCAATCGATACAGAAGGAAATGTCAACCCAAACGCATTGCTTAAATCAATGCAAGGATTACGAGCAAAAGGATTGGGAGATTTTATATCTACAGAATCAATGGGGTATTTAAAAAATTTGAATGATTTGAAATCTAATATCGAAAGACAAAAAATGATAACAAGTAGATTAAGAGCGGCTGGAAAATATGGGTTATTAGGATTGGGTCTTGAAAGAGCTCATCATTATTTATATTGAGATAAAATTATGCCATCAACTTTTAAATTAGCGCCTTCCCCAAAATGGTATTTTTTAGATAAATTTGGTGCTCCAGCTGTCGGCGGAAAACTATATACGTATAGTTCACTCGATCATGTAACGAAAAAACCTGTCTATAAAGATGCCGGCGGACTTTTCCCCTATGATAATCCTATTGATTTGGATTCAACTGGAGGCACGCCTACACCGCTCTATTGGGAAGACAACGGGGTTGATTTATATTATTTAGTTATTGAAGATGCTCAAGGTAACTTAATTATTCCACCGCTTGATAATTATCCGATCACCGGGGGAGGCGGCATTGCTCCAATTACTTCTAATGTTGATATTGAAAATCATTTAGTGAATGGGCAATTTAATTTTACTTATAACCAAATGTTCAATGGTCTTGTAAGAAATAATACTAGATTGCCAATATCTCCGGTTCCAGCGGGCATTTATAGAGTAGCTCCAGGCGGCGGTACTACTCAGACAATTAGAGACGGATTAAACGATGGTTATGCATCAGGGTCAATAGTTGATAGTTCAGGTAAAACGATATCGCCAACTTACTCATCCGGCTGGCTTTTTGAAAAAACGGGTGGCGGGGCTATAACTGATACAATCACATTTAAAGATACCGTAGCATCAGAATTTAGCGGCTTACCTAACGGGCCCACAGCAAATGCACCGCGATATTTTGAATACGAAGCCCAAACTACTGCTGTTACTACAAAATTAGATTTAATTTATGTAATACCGGATGTCAGAACATTCGCTGGTCAAACAATAGAATGCAGTTTTGATGCAAGAGGTTCTGTTGCGTCGGGCGCTACTGAATTTATTGTAGAGCAGAATTTTGGAACCGGTGGAGCACCTTCTGCAACTGTCACTACAACTAATAATTTCACATTTCCAAATGCTGCATGGGATCGCATTGTTATACCTAATATTATTGTTCCGGCATTGGGTGGTGGAGCGATAATCGGTGATAATTTAGATGATAGATTAATTTTGAGATGGCGCTTTCCGATTAATACTCTCGGTAATTTTCGTCTTACTAATATGCAAATACAAATTGGAACAAATGTTCCTACTGACTATATTTATAAGACATTCAATCAAGATGCTTATTCCGTTGTTGCTGAATTAATTGCAGATTTATTGCCGAAAACCGGAGATACAGACTTAAGCATAGATGAGAAACCTAAAGTCGGATGGGTTTCTGTTGATAATGATAATGAAACTTTTGGAACTATAGCCTCAGGAGCAACGCACGAGGGCGAAGAAGTTCGCAATTTATATAGATTCTATTGGAATAAATATCCAGATGCATTAGCGCCGGTTTCAACTGGTCGCGGAGCAAATGCAGATGCTGATTTCAATGCAAATAAAACAATTAGATTGCCGCAATATCTAGGTCGAGTTTTAGCGGCGGCGGGTTTTGGAATTGGATTAACACCACGTCCACTTGGTGCCGTTGTGGGTGAAGAAAATCATACATTAACAATAGCTGAGATACCTCCGCATACTCATAATTATACCGCTATGCGAACGCCACTCAGTGGCGGAGGAAGCGGAGCTGGCACCGGTCTATCAGTTGAAGCTACCGATCCAACTGGTGGAGGAGCAGCACACAATACTATGCAGCCAACAGCATTTTTTCATTTACATATTAAATTATAGAGGTTTTTATGAGCGGTTATCCAAATATTAAAGTACAAAATACAAATCCTCTCTCAAGAGATGAAAACATAGGTCCGTGGTGTCGGGATGGATTTAAAATCGATGGAGTAGTAGATTATCGCGGCAAAGAGCTGCCGTTTTATTTTAAATTCATCTGGTGCACAACTCCAGGAGACGTAGTTTACGAAAATCAAAACGGCGAATTAAAGGTTATTGAGTCACTGCCAGCTCGATTTTTATTTCCAGCATATGGCAGAAAGATTGTGATTTCAGGCACCCCAACTAAAGGTAATTGGGGGCTAAAATCAACGACAGCAGCGGGAATTACCGTCTGGACATCAGAATAGGTAAAAGATATGGCGAATATGGCATACAACGCCAATCCGGCAAATACATTCATGATCTTAAATGGTGAATTCATGGCAGATTTAACACGTTATACAAATATGTTAGTAGAAACTAACTCAAAATCAATAATAACAGGATATCGTGTAAGAAGCGTTAATCAAAATTCAGATTTTGATTTTAATTTTGTTATCCCTGGTGATTTTGTCAGTTTAAATAGTTTTTTATTAGTTGGGTGGCCTACTGGCGTTGGTCTCGTAAACGCGACATTTGATTTAACTTCAAATTATGGTCGTATAGCTGAACCACTTAGTCAGCATAGTGAGTCGATAACAACTCCTCCTTACGATTTATCAAATCCAGGAATAAAATTTGGAATAAACATAGCGCCTGTTTTTACGCAATTATTAGCCGGCGATTCGTTTGGATTAAATGTATTGCTAAATAGCGTCAGTACCACGATGGAATTTGAATATATACATTTATCTTATCAGATAGGTTAATTATGATTTACAATTACACAAGAACATTCTCAAATGGCAATTGGACTATTAATAATATAAAAGATGTTGACGAAATCGGTAATCCAATAACATTAGCAGAAAGAATTAAAGAAGATGCGACAGTCGGCACTAAATTAGTTAGAGTTGATCTAAATGATATAACAGCATCTGTTGAAATAAGCGAAGACTTAAGCGCACCTGACAAAACAATCTTAGATAACATAGTTGCTGCGCATGAAGCCGCCAGCGGCTCGAAAAATATAACAACTTATATTCAGATGACATCACCAAATGGCACTGAATATTTAATGAGTGTGACAAACGCAGGATCGATTCAAATCGATCTTGCATAACAAAAAGGGGTATACCATGGCATTTTTAATTCAAAATTTATATATCGATCGTGGTCGTGTTAACGATTCTGTCGGTGGGACACAACCAGCTATTCATAAGTATTTAGCGCCAGCAGGCGATACGCTAGATGCAACTTTAGTTACTGGATATTTTCCAGATGCACTCGATCATGTTGCAGAAGTTGAAGTTAAAACAAATGATTTAATTCATATTCAAACTTCAACGCAATTTGGCGCATTTTATAAAATAACTGCATTATCTCCACTGACGCTTGGGGATTCAGGCATCGTGTTTTCGAGCATCGGTTTTCAAAATGCTGGATTACCGGCAGTAGCATCAGTTAGTAATATTAATGTTTTTGCACAAGACGATAATAATACTTTTACTTTTTCGGGGCCATGGGCAGCTCCTAAAGTTTCACCTGTCACTTTTTTACGAATAAATAATACTGTAAGTTTGACATTTAATGAAACACAAGACACAGCAGTTAGCGCAGTTGTTGCGTCAGTTCCGGCTGGTTCTATTCCCGAAATTTATCGACCGACAATCGGAAAAAATGTCGGGATAGCTGTTATTGATAATTCATCCGGTCAAATGGGATTAGCAATTGTAAATCCCGACGGCAGCATGTCAATTGAATCGACACTTGCTGGCGGCGCGTTCACGGGCGCAGGGGTAGCAGGTTGGCGCGCTATTTCTATTGAATATTCACTTGTAGTTCCGTAATAAATTATGGCTAATTTTGATGATGCAGTTAAATTTGTTTTAGAGCATGAGGGCGGCTATGTGCATAACCAAAATGATCCGGGTGGCGCTACAAATTTTGGTATATCTAGTCGCTTTCTAAATGTCGCACGTTTAGATCCTGATTTTAGACGTATATTAGATTTGAATAGAAATGATTATATTGATCCTGAAGAAATAGCAAAAATGAATGAAGAACAGGCAAAAAAAATATATGAAGATTTTTTTTGGAATAAATATAATTACGAAAAAATTATTTGTCAAAAAATAGCAAATAAAATTTTCGATCTCGCTGTAAATATAGGACCTAATCGTGCGCACAAAATAGCGCAAGAAGCAACAAATAAAGTAAGATTTGAAAAAAATTTAAAACAAATAAAAGATTCGGAATATTTAAAAATCGATGGAATTTTAGGAAAAAAAACAATAAAAATGATTAATGAATGTAATTCATATAATCTTTTATTAAAAATAAAAGAATTGGCGCAAGAATATTATAAAGACATAGTTAAAAAAAACTTGAAACTTAAAATATTTTTAAAAGGTTGGCTACGGCGAGCAAACCACT